ATTTTGCAGACTCAATATCACCGCCGTTAAGATATGCCCCTACTGCGGATTGAATAACGGCGCTTCTGCCTGCTGTTCTCGTAGCCACTTCTTGCGCCGGAGTTAAAGCGGGTGCAAGATTATCTATTTCAGCGTCTAAAGACTGTAGGCTTTGCGCAAACGTCGACGGAGCTGATAGCGTTGTATTTGCAGCGCCTTTTATTAGTTCATCAACGTGACTATTCATCTGCTCAAATTGCAGCTTTGTACTTTGCTGTCTTACGTTTCGTATTGCACCACCATATTCAGCGGCAAGCGTGGCAGCCAGCTGATCTCTACTCGCTTGCGATCCTTGATGCCCATCAACGGTTTCCGCCATAGTTTGACGCAAGAACTGATCGTACTGAGCTACGGTCTCGTCCCTAGACAAGTCCTCTTCTGATTGTATGCGGGTAAGCTCCTTATCCGCAGTTGCCCTCACATCATTGACGGCTTGAACTCGGCTAATGGTGTCGCCTCTAGAGCGTTTTCGCTCCTCAGCAGCCCCTAGCTGAGCCGATACGTTCTGTATTTCACTTCCCAAGCCTGTGACGGCCCGACTTACAGCCGAAGCAGTAGAAGGCGCTATACTTGCCCCTTGCGTCCTTAGCTGTGAACCTGCTTGTCTCTGTGGTAATTTTGGCATTATTTAAAAGTCCTCGCCGCACCTGAAAGTAAAGTTGAAGCAGCGCCAATCTTACCGGCCTGCTTCGCTTGTTTAGCCGCGAACAAGTCAGATTGAACACCGGCTTTAGCGCCAAACTGAATATTTAAAGCGTCAAGCTCTGCGCTCTCTGCTGATGCTCTCATTGTATCAAGAATACTCCCTGATGAGGTAGCCCCGCTTTTACCGGCTAAAGCTCTTTGCCTTCCAGCTAAGCGGTCTTGATCTTCTCTCAACCTATCAGCTTCAAAGCCAGCTGATTGCTGTCTTATCTGAGCGTCACGCTGTAATGCCTGCGACTGTTCCTTGCCTGACTTCAATTGTCCAGCAGCAGATATACCGCTACCAACAAGCCCTAGTATTTCTAGTCCAGTACACATTAGTCATTCGTCCTTACGTGAGGCATGATCGCCAATACCGTCATAGGTAGCGGCTGATCTTGCCTTAAAAATATTCTACCTTCTGTCTCGTAGCCATTAGGCCAAGACTGCTCAATGTCACCACTAAACCTAGGCGGCGAACTATCCATTGCATCGCTGGTGCTTCTGAAAAACACAGTGTCAAGATTATCAGCGTTAGGCCCAAACTTAGCGCCCAATGTTTGATAAAACCTAAATGACACCTTATTAAACCGCTTAATCTTGCCTTGAGATATGCCGTTAGCGCTTCCCGCTTCCACTCTCATCGTCTCCAAGTCGGATTGATAGCCAAGACCAACACTTGCTTTATTAACTTGACTAGCGAGCGTTACAGCACCATTAACTACGACCTCATCAGGAAGGACAGCGCCATCACCAAGAACCTGAACCGTCTGACCTTCTAAGTGATCTAAGTTAGCTAACGTATCTGTGAGGCCGTTATCATACGATACGCCTGCATCAACAAAGAAGTCCGACCCATCAACAGGGTTAAATTGATCGCGACCCTTTTCAATAACCTCTACGCCCCTGACAGTTTCACCGTTAATATAGCGCTTAACAGATAGCCATACCTGATCGGCTTCACCGTTAGGGATTACAGCAACGCTTTCGACCTGCGCAATAGTACCATCAGCGTCAGATACGCCACCGACTTCATGCCGATGCCAGCCTATAACTTCTTGATCTCGCTCGTAAGTCATCCCAAGCAAAACGCCATCACTGCGAACCATCCAGATAATAGAGTCAGGTTCTTTCTGGTAATCCATCTCAATAATTCCATCGCCGGAGATATGTTCAGCAAGCAAGGTTAAATCTGGTGCAACGTAAGAATCAGACTCAAACTGATATATAAACTGCCTCAACTTCTTGGATGAGCGCTGCAAGAACAACACCACGCCATTCGATCTAACAGGTAACACATAAGCACCGCCATACTCAGATTGACGAACAATCTTTATATTTGATGGTGTAATCGCTTCGTCACGAGTAGATGCCGACATCAAGAACTCACCGCCTACCGTCCCAATAACTAAAGACTTACCGGGTGACAACCATCTAATAGCGTTAACCTGATCTGAATTTATAGTGTAAGTTACTGCGTCATCATCAATTGAACCCGGCCCAAAGTCGTTATATATATTAGACTTTGATCCCCATACAGTCTGTGGCTGCAAAGGTGTTGCCGCATACATTAACCTATCCTCATAAAACGCAATTGAACCAGGATAACCCGTGGTAACACTAAACGCGCCAAGTCTCCACGTTGTACGAGCGGAGGTACTTACAAAGGCATTACTTACCGTTGCCGTAACATTAACAGCCGAATTAAACACGGTTATAACTGCATACCCAAAATCAGATGACTGGTCTATTCTCACCAATCTACCGACATCAGTAGCGGAAAAGGTATTTGTTGAAGCTGTTAGCGTAACCGTTCCCGTTGTTGCGCTAGGTGCGATCGTAGTTGTAGTTATGTTTTCACTTTGATACGGGCCATTAACAAATTCCTCATCATCTAGTGAGAAAGCATCAGCGCCTGTACGAGATAGTTTAGCTGGAAAGTGAGCAGGGTGAACCAAATACAAAACATCAGCAGATTGCACGAACTGAATTTCAAATAACTCCGACTCTAAATAAGTCGTAGCTAGTTCGACTATATTCGCCTCAGTAGAAAAACCAGTGCTAAAACCCGTTTCAAAGCCGCCGCCGCCTATCTCTGCACCATCACGATAAAACCTAATGTA